CCTAATTCCCTCCTCCTTTTGAATATTAAAGACCCCCCTATTTTTTATTGATTCAGAAAATATTGATAAGTATAATATATGTAGAAGTCACAGCCACACAGGGGGTGAGTACATGAAAAACAGCCTTAACATCACACTAAGTCTGCCCAAGCAAACGATAGAATTATTGAGAAAAGAAAAAGAAAACACCGGGTTAGCTTATTCAGACATTGTGAGAAGAGCATTAACCCTTTATTTCAGGGGCAAACTCAATGGCTAAAGCTAAGTCGGGTTGGTGGACAGCCAAGGGACGAGCGGAACACCGAGCCAAATTAAAAACAGAGCACCCAGAGAGGGCAGAGAACAAAGCCAAACGCTCTTACTGGACTCCAGCCAGAATTGCCAAATACCAAAAAGCTTGGGAGGACAAACTACGTCAAGAGGCTTGGGATTTAAAATACAAAAAGGGCAAACCCAGGGGTAGAGGAGCTAATGATATAAAGTGGCGCAAATCCGTTTTTGAACGAGACTACTATCTTTGCACTGAATGTGGGGCAGATGATTTATTGCAAGCCCACCATATTGAACCGTACTCAACAGCGCAACATCTTAGATATGAAATTTCCAACGGTCAAACTCTTTGCTTGGTTTGCCACGCTGCAAAACACCCAAACTACAAAACTTTCATACTCAAGAATAGATATGTCTATCACAAACAAACAAAGATTTAAGAAAAGGTCTTGCCCTGCAAACAGCCGGAATGCTATGATTCTGGAAACAAAAGGGAGGTAGCATGAAAACTATCTGTTTGGATTGGACCACCACGGAAGAGACTTGCAGGGTATGCGGCGGAGAGTTAGAGAAGTGCTATATCAGAGAGGCTAACGATTGGAAGTACAGGTGTCCTGATTGTGGGTACAGCTTTTGGATGGGGAACAACGGGAGAGGAGAATGAGGCACTTTGAATCGGATAAGGAATACCGCAGGTTTTTAAGCTTGAATCGGGGCATGGGAGAAGCCGTTGCTTTGCTCGGGACAAAAGTGGCCCGTTTAGAACAGTCTAAACGCCGTCTGTGGCAGATGCTCACAAGTCTGTCAGGGGACGTGTCCCGGCAAAGGACGGCTATCAACTTCCTCATGCATCCAAGGAGAGGTGGCAAATGACACAAGAAGAATTTGAGCGGGAATATCTCTGTAACGCCCGGCAGAACAAAAGAATCCTGTATGTCGTCCTTAACTCAAAACGCCGTAAAGAAATCTTGGCTCATTTTGTCGGTGAGCAACAATATGATATTTTTATCCGAGGGGATAGGATAACCTTTTTGACTGCTGGCGAACTGTACCGTATAAGAGGCTGTGAGTTTGATGAAGTTGTGGTCGAGGAGGAAATCAAACTTTCCGAGGAAGATCAGTGGGAAATTAAAAAAAGAATAAGGAGCAAAAAAATGAATTGCCCAAAGTGCAAAGGGAAATTAGTACGGCGTGACCTAGATATGAGGATGGAATGTGAGAATTGCGGAGAGATTTACAACTTGGACGAATACCTGGAAATGTATGCAACCGAAGTGCAGTGATTGCCATTATCTTATCTTCCTGAAGGAAAGAGTCTGCTCACACCCTGATAACATTCGAGTTTTAAAAGGTGGTCCTATCCGGTGCCAATTCTACGAGGATCAGGAGGCAAAATGTCTCCCGACAATGAAACAATGGTGGAAGGACAGAGCTACTAAGCAACAGATTATGGAGAGATTATGCAAATTGCCAACATAATAGAGCCTCTTAACGCTAAAGATTACATATGTCCCTTCCGTGGGGAATGCGCGGGTGCTAGGTGCATGATGTGGATATGGGTTCTCGACCCTGTAGCTGCTAAATTTGTTTACAGTGATTCTTGTAACGATCCGGTCTACTTTGTCCCGGTGGGCCACTGTGGGGTATTATGCAAATCGAACTCCAAATAGGCAAAGAGCCTGTCGTATTAAGGGGTAACGACGATGGCACAGTAGACTTGTGCCATTGGGTTGACATGAAACATGGCGAGGTTATGAAACCTGTACTCATTCCCTTTAAATACTTCACTTCCCTGGCCTCTGCTTTACACCGAGTAGCTGAAATGAAAGTTTGCAGATCTGATGCCTCTACCCTCCAGGAGCTTGCACAAGTTTTTGAAGAAGAAAAAAAGTGGTTTCATGCCACACTCAAAATATGAAGATTATATTTACAGGTGTTTACTATGGATCTTGGGAAGATTTTGTGGAAGATTTTGACAATGTAACTGTTTTAGAAATAGATGATACAGTTGTCTTGACTATGTGCGAAATCTGTGGTCTGCCAGTTCTTGAAAACCAAGAGGTAGTAGATCGGTCTACAATTGAAGGAGATCCTATTTTTGTACACCAACAATGTGACCTGGATGATGGGTTCATTTGTTAAGAGGAATATATGATTAGATATCATCTAATAGCGGAAATAGAAAACAAACTGAACCAGTACTCTGGTAAAAAAAGTTGCGGAGATAGAAAGCTTCAACGTCCGTTGAAACAATTACAGCATATTCAAAAGCTACTTACAGAACTGATAAAGATAGAAACCCAAGCAAAAGAGGTGCTACTGAGTGAAGTTTCCGAAGATTAAACCTGCTAGGGATATGGCGTATCGGGATTTCGTTAGACAGCACGAATGCACTGATTGCCGGTGGCCCTATAACCCAACCTTCAATTTAATCGAGGCTCACCATATCAAGACCGGGGGGATGGCAACCAAGTGTTCCGATTACCTGATCATACCCCTCTGCAATTTCTGGGCAAGGGGGTGCCATGCTAGTGCTGATAAACGTAAAGAGACGCCTAAAAAGTACCTAAAAAAGGTCGAAGAGCTACAGGCTGAATGGGTGAGCAAGGGAGGTGTTTTCAAGGATGAAAAAAGTAGAGATTGAGGCACTTTTGAAAGGACGGAAAGCTATGGAGTCCGTAACCTTTGATTTGCCTAATTTGCATAGGGACAAGATATGGATAGTGGCAGAAAAATATAACTGTTCTGCTGCATCCGTTTTTCGACTGGCGGTTGAAGAGTTCTTGATCCGGTATGAGGAAATAAAGGATGAAAGAAAATAGAATGAATCCTTACAAACAATTTACGGGGGCATGGCTCCCTAATTGGCTATTAGAAAGGAAGGAGTTAACCCTTGGGGCAAAGATAACTTATTCTCGGCTGGCCCAATATGCGGGGGAGGATGGGAGAGCCTACCCAAAAGTTGCTTCCCTCGCTGATGCAATGGGAGTTGAGAGAAAACAGGCACAACGATATTTGTCGGAGCTAATAAAATACAGGCTTATCAAGACTGAACACCATGCCGAAGATAGCCGCCCGAGTGATTACTTTTTCCTTGAACATGAGTGGATGAGCCCATACCCCCCTGGACAAATTTGTCCATACCCCCTAGACAAAAATGTCCATAGAATAAGTAAAAGAAGAGATTCAGTTCAAGAGAATAATTCTATATCTCTTTTTGAACCAGCCTTAGAAGAAGGTAATTCAAAGTCCACCCTCCAAAGCCGATTTGAAGATTTTTGGAATCTCTACCCAAGAAAGGCTTGCAAGTGTAATGCCAAAAAAACATGGGAAAAGATAATTTCTAAAACGTGGGAATATGATGTCCAGGCTTATATCCTCAGGGCTGTAGAAAACCAGAAAACAAGTAAGAATCATCTTCAGCGGGAGGAACAATTTATACCTCACCCGGCTACGTGGCTTAACCAGGAGAGATGGTTGGATGAAATCCAGACAGATACAGAAGAATTCATATTATGACATATGAATGTGAATCTGCTTTATTGCCAGCCGGGGATTTTGTTCTTGATGTCGTAAACAGGTTCTATCCTCCTGATGGTGAAGTGTTAGGAGTCCCTTACCATTGGGGCAAACTGCCTTTCAGAGTTTTTCTTGGTGAAGTTTCCATTTGGTCGGGGTTCGGTGGGCATGGGAAATCATTATTCCTAAACCAATGTATATTGGATCGTGCATATTTAAAGCAAAGTTCGCTTCTGGCATCGTTTGAAATGCCAGCCGTTAAGAATCTCTATCGTATGGCGCGGCAAGCACTAGGTAAAGTCAATCCTACGTCTGAGGAACTGTATCTATGCATGGATTGGTTAAACAAATATGTCTTTGTTTATGACAAGGTAGGTACAGGTAATCTTAAAACCTTGCAAGAAGTGGTAAAAATAGCGATTGATAAGTATGGGGTCAACTATTGTGTGATAGATAGTTTGATGAAGTGTGGCATTGATCCAAAAGATTTTAAATCACAGAAAGATTTTGTGGATCAATGGCAAAATTTTGCTCAAATTTGGAATATTCATGTGAATATTGTGGCTCATTCCCGTAAGAATGAGAATGAAGAAGACAAACCAGGGAAACAAGATGTAAGAGGAGCCGGTGAAATCACAGATTTAGCTGATAATGTCTATACAATCTGGAGAAATAAGAAAAAAGAGAGAGAGTATCAGGAATATTTTGCAAAAGGTGTTTGCAATGGGCCACAATTTGAAAAGTTACTTTTGAAATATGATGCTGTGGTAGATTGTGACAAAGCGAGGGAGCTTGGGAGTGAAGTCGAGGGGGCTTATGGGCTTTATTTTCACCGTCCGAGTATGCAGTTCATAGAAAAGTTGGGGCAAGAGCCATTCATTTACTTTACAAAGTAGATGATGTTAAAATATGCCGTATGGATAAGGTAGCAGAGGCACTATTCAAAACACTAGGCTATGTGCCGTCCCCCTCTCAGCGAGAGTTTCATGAGAGTGATGCCAGATTTAAATTTATTGGTGCTGGTGCGAGATTTGGGAAGTCGCTTTGTGGTTCGATGGATGTCCTTGCGGATATACTAAAGCCTAATACAAGAGGGTGGATAGTTGGCCCTTCCTACGATCAGCCAAGTAAAGAGTTCCGTTATATCTATGATTCGCTAGTCAACAAGTTAGGGTTCAAAACCAAAAGGGATTTAAATGTTTCTTTCACGACTCCAGGCCCACAAGCAATGCTTTTCCCTTGGGGAAGCGAAGTCTTTACTAAATCTGAACAAAACCCTGATGCACTTCTGGGCGAGGAGATTGACTGGCTTATTCTCTCTGAAGGTTCCAGGCTCAAGGAAGAAACTTATGACATGTATCTTATGGCTAGGACTGGTAGCCGCAAAGGTCGTGTTATTATCCCTACTACGCCGCATGGGTACAATTGGCTTTATAAGAGGTTTTATCTCCCGGCTGTTAATGGCGATCCTGATTATTGGGCAAAAGTTGATATTAAGGTAACTGAAAATCCGACCTATGATGCCAAGGAGTATGAGCGTGCAAAAAGAGATTTGCCAGAGAATGTATTTGCAGAACAATATGATGGTTGTTTTGTTGCGTGGTCTGGGCTTATTTATCGTAGGTTTTCTAGGTCAGTGCATGTTATTCCTCCGATACCGATTAAAAGTAATTGGCCTGTTTATGCTGCTATCGATCCTCACCCTTCTACTCCCGTTGCTATTATGTGGCTTACGGTTGATGAATATGGGACTTGGTATATCTGTCACGAAATGTTTCACCCAGAACTTACAATCCCGGAAATCACGGATAGGCTCCTGAAGATTGAAAAGAAGTGTCCTGTCACTAGGTATCTGATTGACCCTAATGCAAAGTTGATTGATAAGTTGAGGGGGCAAACTATATCAGTGCAGATGCAGTTTAGGCGTTTAGGCATTCCATGTATTGAAGCAAATAATAAATTTGATGGTGCATGGTATAAAATTACCGATATGCTTACGCCTAAACCTGTCTTTGGTGATGAAACTCTTTTAAAACCAAGACTTTTTGTATTTAATACTTGCACTAAGACAATAGAGGAATTTGAAAACTATACCTGGGAAAATGAGAAGACAGGTAAATCTCATTTGATGGATGATTTGAAATATATAGCTAATGATAACCCGACTAGGGCTATGTTGCAGGAAGAAATTGAAGCAATGGAAAGAGAAGAAGAAGAAGACCTTGCAAGTAGGAATAAAAGGACAGGGTACTAAAATGTTCATTCAAGGGGTGTCTAGGGGATGTTTAGGTGATATTATGAGAAGGAAGAAAACTCATTATATCTATACTATTGAAGATCAACAAACAGGAGTCGCGGGTAGTATGCTTTTTGTGGCGAGTTCTAGACATAGTGGTGAAGCGTCTTTCACTCCTACCTCTAGCTATATGATCTCCAGGGTGAAAGCTACTTTGTTTGTTGCTGGCGCTCCAGCAGCAGCCTTGCTAACAGCCAAACTTTATAGCGATTCTGCTGATATGCCAGGATCATTGTTGGGCACAAGTGTTAATACTGTGGATGGGTCTGTTATCACGACAAGCGATACCGAAGTCTCATGGGATTTTGATGGTGTCGCTGTTACATCAGGAATTAAATATCATATAGCCATTACCTCTAATATTTATACAACTGCTACAGATCAATACAAATGGAGATCTACTCCAGCAGGAAATGTAGCTGGTCAAAATATCCATGCGGGGGATGAGGGTACTTGGAGTGCGTCTACTCTTGCAGACACTCAGGCCAATTTTAAAGTGGAATCATTAGCATAGGAGGTTTTTAAAAAAAATGTATCAGTGGAACTATGGTACGCCTTTGTCTGGGTTGTCCTTCCCGATGGTTACAGCCTCGGGGACATATGCGAAAAGTTATGCTGCGGCTTCTTTGTCGGCGGTTATTTCAAAAGATGGTGGAGCCTGGGCTAGTTTGGGTAGTAGAATCTCGGGCATCCCGGGTGATGGTGTTTATACGATTGCTTCCCTGTCTTCTACTGAAATGACATGTTATACGTGGCTGATAAAGATAACCGCTAATTCAGGCTGTTTAGACCAGTCTATACTAGGTGTGAATCTATCCAATGCTAACATTCTCTCTGCTGTTTCTGGTTTAAAAAATGATGTTTCAGGGTTGCCGGGGATACTTGCTGCGGCGAGTGGTCCTGTCGTTTTACGTCCTGGTACGCATACAAACGCGCTTGTAGGACTTTGGGGTTCCACACACACTTCTTCGCATATTGCAAGAGTTACTGATGTGACAAATGCCGGTGACGCAACGGTTGATGTGTCAAGTATAGCAGCTCAGGTATGGAACAGCCTGAAAGCTACATATTCATCTTCTGATACATTTGCAGGAGACATGACCAAGATTCTTGTTGCTGTGTCTGGCTTAACTAATGATGTCTCAGGTATCCAAGGCGTCCTTGCTGCTGTATCTGGCTTGGCTGTAGATGTTTCTGGTAATGACAGTATTCTTATAGCAGTTTCAAACATAACAAATAATGTTGCTTCTGGGTTTTTACCTGTCCTTGCAGCGGTTAGTGGGACGAATACTTCTGCTATTGCAGATCAGGTTTGGAATACAGTCAAAGCGGGATATACTTCAACTGCAACCTATGGTGGCATGTTAGAAATTTCTGGACTTAACCAGATTTATGGGGTGCTTTCGGGGCTTGACGTGAATATGATGCAAGTTTCGGGGCTTACACCTATCCTTACACAAGCGTCAGCTCTTGCAGAAATTGCAACAGTGTCTGGTTTGACTCAGATCTTAACTGCGATATCTGGCCTTGCAGTTGATGTGTCTGCTGTCAATGGTGTTTTAACTGCGGTGTCAAATACAACTGATAGTATTATTGCTGGAAATATAGGGGATGAACTTGCTTTAGTATCTGGTACTGTTGGTCATACATTAAGGCTTGTTCGTTGGTTTGCATGGGAAGATTTGAAGATTGACAAGACTTATTTGCCGAATAGACTTTATTTAAAAACCGACGATACCAACTATTCTTCTTGGTGGTCGCTTATAGATAATGTCAACAATACTGAAAGAATAAGGGGTGGGTAATGATTGGGGAATATCTGCAAAGATACAATTATACTGAAGAAAGATTTTTGGCATGGTTGAAGTCACAAGGGCTTAATCCACAAGATGCCATTAATCTTATCATTACTTATTCTAAAGGTGGGATGGATTACAGATCCGGTAATGAACTTTGCTCTCAGCTTATCAAAGATTTGAATAAGATAGATATGGACAGGATAGCTTATACTGCTTTGGCTATGGAAAGGGAACGAGTAGGAGCAGTAAAGGTAGAAAAAGAATTAGAAGAACCTGTGCCTGTACTTGAAGAAAAATCCAGGTGGGCGAAGATATGGGATTTGATACTAGGGCGATAGCTTCTCAGGGTTTATGGTTGAATCCTGGTACTGATATGCCGAATATTATCGCAAGCATGGGGTATCTAAGTGAATTTTCTGTGGGGGTGTCTCAAGGGGGCATTGCTGATTCACTTGGTAGTGATTTGTTAGATTCTACCGGGGGTATTATTTTTGATTCCTTAGGGGTTAGTGAGCCAGGAAACCCCCTTGGCATTAATTCAATTATTACATATGGGTATTGGAATATAATAGGGTCGCAACTTAACCAAAGGGTTGCGACTTTTGGGTATCTTGGGGTTATCGCACAACAAGTGGTTTGGCTTAGTGGTATAGGCACAAAATGTTGGGTTGCTCTAAACTCTAAATTTAAAATGAGGTAGGGATTATGTTGAGGCATTCTTGGTGGTTAGTTTTTATCGTAGGGCTACTTGCTCCAAAAGCTACTTTTGCGGCTAGAATTACAGACTATGTTCCACTTACAGATCCATCGGATAATGCTTTAACATATTTTTATGATCCCGATAAAGCTGTTGGCTGGCGTGACAGAACGGTGAATATCAATGTGCTAAGGAGTATTCTAGTCACGGGAACGTATGTCCCTACAAGCAGAACTGTAAACTCATATTCATTGTTGAATGACATAACTTTGTCTGCAAGTGATGTAGGTGCGGTGCCGACAAGTAGGACGGTGAACGGATATAGTTTGTCTAATAATATTTCTTTATCAGCAACAGATTTGGGCCTTGGCAATCTTACGAATGAAGCACAAATGCCTCTATCTTATCTTGATATCGATACAAACATGACGGCTGATTCTGATACCAGGGTTCCTTCGCAAGCTGCTGTTATAGATTACATAGCTAACCATACGACACCTGTCACATGGGGGAACATTACAGGGACACTATCTTTTCAGACAGATCTGCAATCTGTTTTGAATGCTAAGGTGCCTACGTCGAGGACGATCAATAGCAAGGCTTTGTCTGCTGACATTACGCTCACTCCTTCTGATGTTAGCTTAGGGAATGTCACAAATACTGCACAAATGCCTCTTTCTTATCTTGACACTGATGTTAACATGGCGGCTGATTCCAATGTAAAAGTACCTTCTCAAGCTGCTGTGATAGATTATGTGGCGGCTCATGCCGGTGGGGGTGGTGGTGTGTGGGGGACTATTATTGGCACTTTGGCACAGCAAACTGATTTGCAAACTGCTTTAGATGCAAAACAGCCTTTAACAAATTTCCCTTCGCTTTCAGTGAATAGTGAGTTGGCTTTGTTTAGTGGGGCAACTGGTAAAGTTTTAACTAGGGCATCTGGTACTGGTTTTGGCTATCTCACTAATGGTGTGTTAAGCACCACACTTAGTGGGGCGTCACTTACGGCCTTGAATGCCAGTAATCTAAGCAGTGGTACGGTTGCTTCAACGCAAGGTGGGGCTGGAGCTATTAATGGGTTAATGTATGCAAATGGATCAGGAGTTGTTTCTGCTGCAACTACAGCGCAGGTTAATACTGCCATAGGGTATACGCCATTGAATGCCAGTGCGTTTTCGGGTACAACTAAGATAACCGTGGGCGCTACTGCTCCAGTTACTCCTGTCAGTAACGAAATCTGGGTTGACATAACGGGGCTGTAATCATGATGAAAAGAATTATATTTTTTGTATTATCCATGATCTTGTTGCCTGTATTTGCCTTTGCCTCATGGGAAGATACACTTAAAGCTGTATTCCCAGGAGCTAAAATGGTTGAAACTTTTGATAACCTTCAAGATTGGAGTATTGCTGGAAGGTTTTATTCGATGGCCCCGACTTCTCCAACATCTATTGCGGTTTCGCCTGATTATCTTCCGAAATATATCGATGGTACGCAAAGTAAATGGACTGTTTGGAATACAAAAGGGATCGCATTTAAATATACTCCTGGGAGCGGTAGCTTCGCAGTGGGGGACATTGTAACTGGCAGTCCCTCTGGGGCTACGGCAACGGTTAAAGGGGTTTGGCATTTAGCAGATGGAGATTATCTTCAGATTACTTTGAATGGAGGGACTAGCGGGACAACTGGTTTGACTGCCGGGGATTCTATATCAGCCAGTGGGGGGAAAACAGGTACAAATTTACAGTGGCCTAAGATAATTGCAGATCATGGGCCGGATAAAGTTTTTAGGGGTGTTGGAAAGTCTCTTATGTTTGCTATTGGAGATAATCAAGCGGGGACGGCAGCTAACCCTCCCCCAATGGAAGGGATTGGCACTCAAAGGCTTGGTACTTTCTTTGGTGATCCTGCGGGTTTAACCGGGAAATATGGGTATAAAAAAATCCATGTATTTTTTATGATAAAATTTGCTCCAGGGTCATTTCCAAGGGACGCATTGGGCAATTTTTCATCTCAAGGTTTAGGGGTTTTTAAAGTATTTGATACCTGTTCTGGTTTTACAACACCGTATTTTTGGGGGACAGCGGCGGAAAATGCTTTAGCTGATACTCCTGTTTTGGCTGAATATGGTTTAAACTTTGATGTTTGGAACATTGGTGGTGGTGGGATTTCTCGGCCTACCCAAGTTTATTGGAGTGAGAACACGCATGTTTCTGAGCCACCCCCAGGTGCAGGATATTATAAAATTGTATCCGGTAGAGAGATTAGATACGATAGTGTGACTGGAAGTGATCTTTTCCTCACGAGCTTTGCTGGATATGGTTTCGATCAATGGATGGGAGTAGAAGTTGTTAGTGATATAGGGACTATGGGGAATGCAAATGCTACGACAGATGTTTACCTCTATAATTCTGATGGGACTTTAGTCCGGCATTATGAGAATATAGGAGAAGAAAAGCTACGGTATTTTGATCATCTTTATAACAAAGTAACTTTTGGTGGGAATAAATTACTTTTTGGTGGGATGGTTAATGGCCTTGATTCACGACATTGGATTGACGATGTTATTATAAGTGATAGTAGAATTGGGCCAACCTACTTTGATACTTTGAATGGTGTTATTACTAATCCTGAGCCCGCTGGCGTAAAAGTTCTAGTAGATGATTCCTGGAAAATTGCGCCTTTAAAGGTTTATTTGTCTGGATCATGGAAGTTGCCGACAGTAAAAGTTTATATTGATGGTGTATGGGAAATATTACAGCAAGGCCAGATTGCATCATTGTATGCTCTTCCTGTAAGTCGGGTTGTCCCTTGGCAGGATAACGCGGGGGTTGAAGGGGATATCCCAACAGATAGGACTATTTATACTACACTTAGCCCAAGTGGTTCCGCTGCTACAGATACAGCAGCAATACAGAATGCTTTGAATAATGCCGCTTCATCCGGTAAAGTAGTCAAATTGAATGCTGGTACGTTTTTTATTAATGCAACAATAAATATGCCTAGCTATAGAACTTTACGGGGAAGTGGCATGGGGATAACCACATTGAGGGGCACCACTGCTATTAGCGACCATTTTATAGGAACTGTTTGGCAGGGGCAACCTACCACTACCAGGAATATGTCGGGGATTATGACTAAAGGTACATATACTATTAACATTCCCTCTGGACATGGGTTTGTTGCTGGAGATATAATTCTAATAGACCAATTGAATAATGCAACAGGTGATCCAGTAGTTAGTAATGTAGGTAGTGGTACTTGTACTTGGTGTGGTCGTACAAGTGGAACAAGGTCATTAGGTCAGTTAGCTGAAGTGGCAAGCGTTACCACTACAACGGCAACACTGAAGCAACCTTTGTATTGGGATTATAGTCTTAGTTTGACACCCCAAGCTCTTAAAGTAGGGAGTCTAACTAGGAATTTTGGTATTGAGGATATGACTATTGACAATATAACAAGTGCAAATAGTACACAGAATAATCGTGGGACTGTTATGTTGTCCAATACAGTGAATTGTTGGGTTTTAAATACCGAGGTTATAGGGTCTTATCAGACAAATATAAGAGTATACCGGACTTTTAGGAATACGATTAGGGGATGCAAGTTGCATGGAGAGGCCCCTGTGGATGGTAGTGAGCTCGGGAGTGGTCGTGGGTATGCTATGTGGCTCAATCCAGCAGCTTCTGCAAATTTGATTGAATACAATGTTATTTATCAACAGACATCATCATTTTTGATTAATGGTGCTGTATCTGGGAATGTTATATCTTACAATTATATTGTTGATCTTAATGGTGATCCTCAGAACTATAATAGTAGCATTGTCTGTTCGCACGGGTCACACCCGATCATGAATCTATTTGAGGGCAACTATTCAGAGGGTACGCACCTTGCGGATAATGTGTGGGGAAGCTCAAGCCATAACGTGTTTTTTAGGAATAGACATCAAATTAGGTCTAATAGTACCAATAGATTGTGGGATGTTGATATTCAGAAAAACCAAACCTATTATAGCCTGTTAGGGAATGTTTTTGGTGGTGGTGGCGAAACATATTATGAACTTGTTAATATGGATATTAGTGGGCTTAATGGTCAGAGAGCTATTTATCGCCTTGGATATACCGGTATCAGTGATTATTCTGCTAGTGGTAATGATGCTAAAGTAGCAAGTACAGTTCTTAGACATGGTAATTGGGACATTGTAACAAATGGCGCAGTATGGAACGGCAGTGATAATCGCTCATTACCAGCTTCACTTTACTTAATATCTAAACCGAGCTGGATGAAAGCAGGAACTCCCTGGCCTCCTGTGGGGCCAGATGTTAGTCCGAGATACCCAACAAAACCAATTACATATGTTAACCCCTACTAAGGGAGGGAGAAGGAAAATGAACGGAAGCAGTATTACAGGTTGCAATCCGGTTGTAATTACGTCTGGGACTATGAACGAGTTAATTGTTGATGGTACAACAAAGGTCGAAAGGTTTTATTGGTTGCAGCCTGACCTCTCCTCTACCTCTGCCTTAATTATCACTAAAAAGGATGCAACAGGGGCAGTTCTTAACCATATGCAGGTAGAGACGTCAGGCCAAAGTCAGATTAACGATGTTGATGGTAAATGGATGCAAGACCTGTTCTGCCGGTGTGTTCCGAGTGGGACTCTTTATATCTATTTCAAATGAAAAAGAACAAGGATGAAATATCTTTAAGCCCTGAAGATGAAAAGGATATTATCGGATGGGTTTGTGAGCAGATAGACACAGCTCTCAAGGATAGGGCTAAACTCCAAAATCGTTGGGCAAAATGGATAGAACAATATGAAGAGATTTTGCCTGAGACTAAGGACTTCCCTTGGGAGGGGTGTAGCAACATATCCTTACCCTTGTCTGCAATAGCGGTTGAGACTATCCATTCTAGGGAAGTCAATACTCTGTTTAGCATCCATCCGTACATCCAAGTTAAAGCCAAGAAGAAGGGGGTCGATCCTAATTCGGTTGCTCAAATTGAGAGGTTTTTGGAGCAAGTACTTATCAGTGTGGTTGATCTTTATGATACAGGTTCCCAATGGTTGCTTGAAAAGAACAAAATGGGGACTAGTTTTCTTAAGCCATATTGGTGCTACGAGAAAAGGAAGGTCGGCAAAAGTAACTTTCAAGAGATAGACGATGTGAAAGCTGAAGTTGTGGCTATTGAGGATTTGGTTTTTCCGACAGGGACAAAAGACCTGCAAACAACTCCTTGGGTTGCACAGCGTATAAAGCCGCACTGGAATGATCTTAAAGCAAAAGAAAAAATGGGGATTTATTCTAATGTGGATAAGATTAAGAACAGCCCTAACCTTGGCGAGAATCCAGATGGTATCAGGGATCTGACTAGAGTCAAGGAAAAAGCGGAGGACACACAGAGAACTTCACCCAATACCTTGAAGGAGTACACAATATATGAGGTCTATCTCGACTATGATGTTGATGGTGATGGATTTACCGAAAGAACAGTCTTAACTATTCATAAAGAAAGTAGGACTAAATTGCGGTGGATCTATTTTCCGTATAAGCATGGCAGAAGACCTTTCATCAAAAATGTATATCAATCAAGAGTTGGGAGGGTATACGGGAAAGGTATCTGTGAGCAGTCAGAACATTTGTCTGATGCCATAAATACTGCGTTTAACCAGACTATTGACAATATGACTATTGCCAATGTCAAATGTTTTAAGCGTAGGAGAGGAACCGAGGCGGTTGGTAGGGTGTTTCCTGGCAAAACCTTTATCCTGGATGATATAACTGATTTGCAAGAGTTTTCTCTTGGTGAGGTGCATCAATCAAACTTTGTCCTTCATTCCCTGCTTAGGGACTATCATGAAAGACGGACTAAGGTCACAGATTATACTTTAGGCAAAGAAAGCTCTACGATGAAAAGTAGGGCTACTGCTACAGGGACGCTTGCATTACTACAAGAGTCTGGCAGGCACTTTGATTTGGTGATTAATAATTCTCGGAAAGCTCTGGCTGAACTTGCCTATCAGGTTATTGAACTCTATGCACAGTATAGGCCGGAAAAAGTCTTTACTGTTGATGGTGGAGATAGCATGGAAGATGTAATGTTACCCGATATAGATCTTAGCAACTTGAGGGAGACATACAATTTCACATGTGCTGCTACTTCCCTTAGCGTGAATAAGGAGATTGAAAAGCAGTCAAACCTTATGTTGTTACAGACTCTTGGTGGTATTTTTTCTCAGATGATCCAGCTTATTTCGACAGTAATGGCCCCTCAAGTCCAGATACCTGAAGAGTTGAAGCAATTTGTTTATGGGGTTATTCGGTCTTACTACACAATGGCTCAAGATTTAGTAAGGTCGTTTGAAAAGATAGATGTTACAAGCTATCTCCCTGAATTGCCAGAAGTGGTGAAAGAGGCTTATGGTCAAGGGAACAAAGTGGCAGAGTTTATGCAAAGGTTAGGGGGTATGGTGGATGCACAAAGCGGAGCTGGAACAAGCCCTGGTGGACTTGCAGAAGTCGGCGGTATGGCAGCTATGTTTGGTGGAAATACAGGATCAAATGAAACGGGCTTTGAGTGAGGCTGTGAATGCAGCAAGGAACAACAGCAAGCCGGATTACCATCTTGGATATTATGATGTATTAGAGCGAGTGGTGATAAAATTACCCCAGAGGTTGCTTGACAAGTTAACGGAGAGTGAGGAATAATATGGACAATGTTAATGAAAGTGGGATACCCGAACAGATGGCCCCGCTTGAAGGAACCCTAATTCTTGGTAAGTACAAAACACAGAAAGAATTGGAAGAGGCGTACAGCGAAGTCCAGGCTGAGTTTACCCGTAAGAGCCAAGAACTTGCGGATACTAAACGGGTGTTGGAAACGCTGCAAACCAGACAGGGTTCAGAAATGGAAGCGCGCGAAGAAGAGGATGATGATCAACTTTTTTTTAGGGAACCGGCAAAGGCTACCCAGAAAGTTGTCCTTAACGCACTTAACCCAATATATGAATTTCTGTATGAACAGCAAAAGCAAACTTTACGGGACAATCCAAAAACAAAAGATGAATTTGCAAAGTATGAGGCGGAAGTTGACACCTTAATCGCTATGCAACCTCAGTTGAAAGTAAAGCCGGGGGTTGTTGCCCAAGCATTTAGAATGGTGCAGGGGTTGCATTTTAATCCTGATGAATTCACTAGAAAGGTTTTAGCGGATCATCAAGTAACAAACGGTGATAAAGTGGCCGGGGGCTTGGAGGGTGTAACAGCTCCTGGTATACCTGAGAAGAAAGAGGTTATCAATTTGACGGCTGAAGAGAAAAAAGTAGCTTTGCGGTTTAATACGGGGATGCCCGAAGAAGAAGCTTACAAGAAATATGCTGAGAAAAAAGCGAAGTGTGGGAGGTAGGGAATGTCCAAAGTAGGACCGGGGAAACAGAATCCTGATGGCAGTACGTCTTTGTTTATCCCTGATGGGGTAGAAATTAAAGGGCCAAATCTTGTGCAAGAACCATCTTTGTCTGATGAGAGGTTTGATCCATTCTCTGAATTCAAAACCGATCCTGACAAATACCACTATAGGGCGCTCAACATCCGTCCTCAGAATATGAGGGTGAGGAAAGCTGAAGGGTATGAAACTATACCTGAAGCGGAGTTTGGTGATTTAGTCCTTGGTCGTGTCCCTTTGGAAGTTCATAACAGGCGTGTTGCAAGGGAAGAAGTGAAGACAAAACAGCAAGAGAAAGCTGCGGCTGAGAGGTTTAAGAACGAAGCTGAGAATCTTGGTGTAAAAACTTTTGAAGGTGAATAGTTTAGGAGGATAGTATGTCGAGGAAGAATAGTGCAGGATCTTCCCTTACCGATCTGGTAGGTGTACAGCCTGTTGCGTTTCTCAATGGTGGGATTGTACCTTTGTGGCCCTTTCCTGAGCTGGCTGGTTCGGAAACTTTCCCGCTTATGGCGGGGGAAATGGCTTGTCTGTCGGGTGCCGCTGGTAGTCGTATAGGGCTTACACGTCCTGGAACGGATGCTTCCGGTTATGGGGTTCTTGGGTTTACCGGGGACAATGCCTCTAACGCAACGTCAAGTGTAATGGGGGTATTCATTGCTACACCTGATGCCATTTTCTGTGGCAACGTTGGGCATGGGACTTCAGCGTTAGCACAGACTGCTGCCCTTGATGTAGGCCAGCAATATGGGCTTACCTCTCTGAGTGGTAGGACTTACGTTGATAAGTCAAAAGGTGTGGGCAACATTTCGACTGCAATGGTTCGTGTGCTCGGCTTTAATGAGCAAGATATTGTGCCGTGCTTCTACGGTAGGGTTCTGTTCCAGGTTCTTGCAAACAACTGCCAACTGCTGAATAACACAATGACTAATGCATCTGGCTCTGTAGCCACGGCTGTATAAGGAGGGGGTATGTCTAGTAGGACTTCTGCATTTTCACATTTGCTGCAACCGGAGTTGCATGAAATCTTCTTCGAGAAGTATGGCATGTGGCCCAAGGAATACCCTCAGATCTTCAACGAAGAGAATACCGAGAAGACTTATGAGCAAGATCTTGAAGTAATGGGTCTTGGCCCGATGGTGAGGAAACAGGAAGGACGGCCTATTTCCTATGATGATCCTGCACAGGGGCAACTCAAAACCTACACCCCTGAGCCTTACGCTCTTGGGTTTAGGGTGACTCATGAGCTGTTCAAGGACGATCAACACAATATCATCAAAAGAATGCCGTCTAGTCTTTCCCGGTCTGCACACCAAACTGAAGAGGTCTATGCATGGAATATCATCAACAATGCATTCTCCACTACACAGCTTGGGCCTGACGGTCAACCTCTGTGCTCTGTTGCTCACCCGAACTGTACTGCTAGGGTAGGATCTGGCCCTTACAGCAACCGGCTGGCAACGGATGCAGACCTTTCTATCACCTCTTTGCAAGCAATGATTGAGCTTATGGAAGGTATGACGGATGATAGGGATATCAATCTCATGATCCGTCCGAAGCTACTGGTAATCCCTTACCAGTTGAAATGGATGGCTAGGGAATTGCTGAACAGCGAGAAGAAACCGCATACCGGTGACAATGAAATCAATGCTCTGTCCGAAGAAGGATTGCAGTATATGGTTTGTCACTACATGGCTTCCAGCTCTGCATGGTTTCTCCTGTCTGCCAAGGATGAACATTATCTGCGGTTCTTCTGGCGCGAAAAGTTGATGTTTGACAACGATGATGACTTTGACACAGGTGATGCTAAGTTTAAAGCATATATGAGGTTTACGGCTGGTTTCTCCGGTTGGAGAGGCGTTACCGGGACACCTGGGGTATAAAAACCTCTTGATCGTGGGGGGAGATTCGTCTCCCCCTGCTTTTAAGTGCGATTGGAGGATAGTATGGGGTATACACACCAAGACGGAATTTCAGTAACGGGGTCTGGTCTTGCATTCGGGCCTAAGACCTTGGAACAACGGATGATTGATTGTAGTGGGAATACTACGTCTTCTCTGCATGTTCAGGCAAAATCTCTTGACAACGTGCTCCGTTTGCAGTCTAATACGGGCATTAGGATGGACGGTGGCACGTTCAGTGTCTCCGGTTATACGAAGTCTAACCATAGCACGGCGCTGTCCAGTATCCTTTTTGCAATGGCAGTCCCGGTTATTCCCACTACGGGTGGTGCTGTTCTAGCATCCGGTTTCATAAGCCAAGTAGGTGTGGCGTTCAGCGGGAATCAGATTGACTTTACAATGTTCTATAGTAACACTTCGGCGGGTGTAATAGCTTCAGGGGGGACTTCCAGTAAAATTGCTTTCCTGTGTCTCGGAACTTAAGAAGGAGTTTTTGAATGCCGGGTATCGGAAGTTGGGAGAATCTAACTCCCTCTGAGTCAATCGTCATAGCTATACCGAATGTCGGTTTAGTAACTTTTGCGTGGGCGGTTCAACTTAAAGTGTTGCAATCGCCCGTTCCTTTTACTATTATTGCAAACCGTGGCTTGCCTATTGACCGTGCTAGATGTGATCTTGTAGATCAAGCAAGGCGTATGGGTGCAAGCCATATCTTTTTCCTCGATTCTGATGTAACACTCCCTCCTGAAGGATTAGTAAGATTGTGGAATTGGAGACTACCAATTGTCTGCGGAGTTTATGGTAGTAAACATGAGGCTCCAGGTGTATGGGTTGAACAGGCCAAGGAAGGGCAAGCAAGATATGCCCCGGTGACTCCAGAAATCCTTAATTCACAGCCTTTGTTCACTCACCCCGATATAGTGGTAGGGGCTGGTTGTTGTCTCATAGATCTAAAGGTTTTTGATCGCATATCTCAGCCTTATTTCTTATGGACTCAAGGGCGGGAACCTAACGGAGTGTCAGAGGATTTTTACTTCTTTGAACAGGTGAGAAAACTTGGCATACCAATTCATGTAGATCCTGCTGTAAAATGTGCCCATATAGATTTTTGTCAATTGGACTGGACCGGGAAAAGAGAAAGGATAGTAATGTGAATATCTGCCTAGTTTCCCTACCCTCCCCGTTCCTCACAGATGATAAAGTGTTTCCTAATCTTGGGGTTCTCTACTTGTATACAGCCTTGCGATCTAGAGGGATCGAGGCATACGTTTACGATGGCAAAGTCGAAGAGATACCCCAAGGTTTTACCCATTATGGTGTGAGTGCCACTACACCACAATTCCCATTAGCAATACAGGCACTGGCTCAAATCAGGGTGAATAATCCAGAGGCTAAAGTTATTATTGGTGGTCCTCATGCTACTGTTGACCCTGGCTCTTGCTTGGAGGTGAGGTTTGATTCTGTAGTCCGTGGCTATGGTGAAGAAGCTTTACCCCTTGTTATGAGTTCAGGGGCGGGGGGGCATGGGATAGTGTCTGTACCGTATCATCCAATTACTATACCTAACCGTTCAGCAATCAATATCCATAAATACAAATATTTCATAGACGGGCGAGAAGCTACGTCTGTCATGACTTCAAGGGGTTGCCCATTTTCATGTGCATTCTGTTGTAAGTCTGCCGGAAAAGTAACTTTGCATCCTGCCAGTTTGGTTATTGCAGAATTGAAAGAGCTGATGGAGGTCTATGGGTATGAAGCTTTTATGTTTTTTGATGACATTTTTGTTAGTAATCCTAAGCGTCTTGGGCGTATTCTTGCTTATCTCACTGGAAAGAATGTTTTATGGCGTGGGTTCGTAAGGGCTGATATGCTTCTTGCATTAGGTGATGATGTTGTTCATGATATGGCTCTTAGTGGATGTGCAGAAGTTGGAATGGGAGTTGAGTCTGGTTCAGATAAGATTCTCAAAATCATAAATAAAGGAGAAGACACTGAGACAATTAAGAAAGCGGTTCGTCTGTTACATCGACATGATATTAGAGTCAAAGGGTTCTTTATTGTTGGATTACCTTCTGAATCAAGAGATTCTGTGGACGACTCGGCGCAACTCTGTTTTGAGGCACAATTTGATGATGTTGATTTTACAATTTATCAACCATTTAAGGGGTCGCATATCTATGAGAATAAAGAAAGATATGACATAGGATGGGTTGATTCTGAACTAAAGAGCTTATGGTATAAGGGGAAAAGGGGAGAGTATTATAGCAATGTCTGGACTTCGCACCTTTCAAGGGATGAGATTGTGGAAGCAAGAGATTATCTTGAGAGAAGGTTCAAAAAATGAAAGAAGAAAAAGAGCTTCGGTGTCCAAGAGATTGCCCCGGTTTTAATAGTCTTTCTATTTGTGTTAAATTAAAAGATTGTCGCTATGGCGAAAAGGAAGTGGAGAATGAGCAAGAGGCTGGAATATCAGGTGATGTTTGCACAAGGCAAAGTTGTTAACATAGGCTGTGGAGAAGATCCTTGTGGGTTTGGTGATAGGGCTACTCATGTTGATCTTGATGTTTATAACCATCCTAATTTTGTGCAAGCTGACGCACACTACTTACCCTTTGAAGATCAGACTTTTGATACTGCTATCATGGGGGATATGCTTGAACATTGTCCTGACCCTGCTCAGGTGCTTCGGGAAGCTGCCAGGGTAGCAAAGAAATTGGTGGCTACGATCTATGAGGAATGGAGACTGCCAACCGAGGGCTGTAATCTTGGTGTTGAAAAGGCGGAAATGTATGACAAGGGCCTTGCTGAAATGGGGTTTACTAATCTTTGGGATTACTTTCAGAGTCTCCCGAGGCATAAGGAATGCATAGTTTCTATCACGCCGGACGAAGGACTTTCTCACCATCCGCACATTCAACAGTTCACGCAAGAGGGCTTGGAACAGATCATAGAGGATGCTGGTCTGGACGTGATGATTTTTTCCAAGTTTCAAGAGGGTGTGCATGAAGGGCGGCCTACTTATAACTGGTTGCTGGTAGCTAGAAGGAAAGAATAATGTACGTCCAAGGTGTAGGTAACATACAACCAAAAGCTATCCATTGTTTCAAGTGTGGAGTGCTGGTTGGCTATCATTTTAAGTTTGAGAATCCTAGCATTCTGTGTGTAGAGTGCGGGCAAAAGGATATTAAATAATGCAAGAGATAAGATATAGAGACAGAGATAATGGGCTGGAAGAAAGAATAATGCAGGAATTTTTTCAGGCAGTTTCTATAGAGGACTGTCTGGGTCAGATGGAAAAGAGAAAAAAGCTTTTGCCAAAGAGCACGAAATAGTTTCTGTTAAGAGGGTCGAACTTAGTGCTCGGCAAATGAGAAAACTCCGCAAAGCTCAAAGAAGAAAGGATAAGAAATGAGGATATTGGGAATTTATGCAGGGCATGATGCTTCCGCTGCGGTTGTTGAAGATGGAGAGGTACTTATTGCCTTAGAAGAGGAAAGGCTTACAGGTACCAAAAAACAAGGAGGTATACCGGCTAGAGCAATAATGTGGATATGTAAATATCTCAAATGCAATCCTTGGGATTTTGACAAGGTGATGGTTGCTACTCCCAACCTGCATTCTGGTAGGACTCATGCTGTAGACTCCAACAAGGTTTTGGAAATGTACCCTGATGCAGAACTTGTGCCGCACCACAAGGCCCATGCTGCTCTCGCCTATTCGTGGTCAGGTTGGGATGAATGCACAGTTCTTACCTTGGATGGCGGTGGTGAAGATTACTTTGGGTCTGTGAACTATTGCAAAGATGGGTACATGACTCGTAGTGCAAGCCTTCGGAAAGATGAAGACGAGGCTTTCGGGATGCTGTACTACTATGTGACTGAAGCTCTTGGGTTTACTCCTAACAGGCATGAAGGAAAGGTCATGGGCCTTGCTGCGTCTGGTAAGGATCTTGGGCTTTTCGATGGGCTGTTTTGGGTTGACGGGCAACACATAAGAGCATCGGGGAGAAGAGAGGATAGTATAGTTTTCCAGCGTATCAACCAACTCGGTGTCCCTCCTGGGCAATTTCGTGGAGGAGGATATAGGGAAAATATAGCGGCGTCTTGTCAAGGAGCTTTTGAAAAAACCTTGCTTGGATGGGTAGCCAATAACACTAGAGGTAAGCTTGCAGTTTCCGGTGGATGTTTTGCCAATGTCTTAACAAACATGAAGATAGCTCATATGGTTGATGCTTTCTATGTTGCCCCTCCTATGATGGACGATGGGCTGTCTATCGGGGCTGCGTTGTGTGGGTTTGATCCTATCCCGGTTAAGAGGCAGAAGCATGTTTATCTGGGGAAGCTGCCGCTTCTTCAGCATCAGGTTTTAGACTATGCCCTTCCAGGCTTTGTTGCTAAGGCTATTGTGGATGGGAAAATAGTAGGTCTGTTCCGGGGTGCAATGGAGTTTGGCCCGAGGGCTTTGGGTAATAGAACTATTCTTGCAGACCCGAGGGATGCTTCTATCAATAAGAGGCTGAACCAAAGGCTGAATCGGACGGAGTTCATGCCATTTGCCCCGGTGATTCTCAAAGAGTTTGCCGCTGATATTTTAGAGGACTATGAAATCGGGGCTGACAATGCTCCGTTTATGACTTCTTGTTGGAAAGTAAAGGATGAATGGAAGCGCAAAATACCGGCTGTTGTCCATGTTGATGGTACGGCAAGGCCACAAGTGATAAGTAAGGAAATTAACCCATATTATTACGATGTAGTACGGGCATTCTTTGACTTGACAGGTGTCCCGGTGCTGATAAATACCAGCTTCAATGGGCATGAAGACCCTATAATCTGTTTTCAGAATGAAGCAGAGTGGGCTCTGGAAACTAAGAAGGTGGATATGGTGGTGAGGCGGTTATGAGGATAGCGATTATATCTTCTTACTGCATCCCGACTCCGCCCCCTTCATACGGGGGCGAAAGTTACTTTTGGGGGCTGGCAGACACACTTGGCAAGATGGGTCATGAGATTCATTTGTTTGCAACCAAAGGGAGTAAGGCTCCATTTAACGGGTACTTGCACATAATAGAAGGGCCAACAGGGGGGGGGATAGATTATGGTATCGAGGTT